TCGACTGTGTATCCCAATATGTGATATCCAATAACCCCTTTAGCTCCACGACCTTTTGCTGCGGCACCAATTAAAGCCCTTGTTTCTACACTGGCAGGTTCTCTAATGACTGATATACCACCATCACCACCGCGAGTGAGATTATACCCGTTTGGTGATATTGTATTTTTAGTAGCGATATAGCGTATCTCCCAATATTTAGCTTCTTCTTTAGAATAACATTTTCTAACTTCTATCACAGTCATATTCTCTGGCATATATTTGCGTATCGCACCTTCTAGCGCCACGCATTGTCCTTCTTCCTTTTTACTGTTTTCTATATGACGTTTAAATCGTTTTTCTGCACCCAATTTTGTATAGCCAATATATAGTTTACCGGTGGGTGAAATAATAAAGTAAACAAAATGAGTATGGTGATAAAACATTAAAAATGATACATATAATTATGACAATAAGACATTAGGCAAGTTGATATACGTAATCTCGTATCGACAAAAATATTCGCGAAGTGTAAAGAATGAAATGGGAAGACGCAAAGATGTGTATAGTCCTCGACAGACTTGACCTTCTTCGTCGTTCGCCAGACGTTCTGAGACAGTACAATGAATACAGGCAAAACCTCGCCACCAATGGCATAAACATTCGCGACGTTATACTGAATAAGATGAGAAAAAGACCTGTTAAATGGATGAAGAATGATTACCCTTACAATGTAGAAGGGACAAAACATTACCTGATATGGAGTATGACACCGTTGGAAAACGACCTCATACGGGACTTTGCTGATAAATATACCGGAGGGAGGGAATACTTGACGTTCGTGAACCCCGAACACTTGAAGAGCATTCCGGACATATGGCACGCTCACGTCCTTGTCAAAATGTAAGACCTCAATATTCTTCTAACCTTTTCTGTATACTCTGGTTTACCCGCCGTCAAGAACTTTGCCGCTTTATAAGCGGATTCATAATCGTCAAGAACTTTCTGTAAATTTTCGTCGCTAATATCAATTCCTACCAACGCATATTCCTCTATCTTCTTGTTGCGTCTCGTTTCATTCCTACGTTCAATTTCTTCCTTGCTTTTCTTCTTACCTGTATTAGAAGCACTGATATTTTGTTTTGCTTCTTCGGTGTGAGAGAACGTTCTACTCGTATCTAGTCCTTCAAGACTAATAGTATGTCGTTTTAAGTATTTTCTCATAATTTCCCTATCGCTTCCAAACTGATTTCCAACAAGTTCCTCTACGAGTGTTTTATTCATCATACTCACAAAATCCTGAGACATTACCCAATTCAAGGCGTCATCTACCTGGTCATCTGTACAAATCCTCCTAGCGTCTTTGAATGTCATACTAATTCGTTTCATATGGTCTTCTATGGTCGCCCATGAAACACCTAACAATTCTCCTGCTATAAGAGCAGTCAATCGTTTTGACATACCCAAATTCATCATTTGAACCCAGTGTATAGCATCTTCTATATCACTAGCGGATGCTGCTGTAGGTTCTTTTGGTTTCCTATATTCCCTATTCAAGCACGCTTGTTTATGTCTCTCAATTGCGTCTCCTACTAAAACCCCACCATCTCCCCCCTTGGTGAAATTGTATCCGTTTTCGGTAATAAGGGACTTGTGAGTTTTTATGTATCTTGCTTCATATTCATCTGCTTCAAGTTTGCTATAGCATTGGCGAACTTGTATCATAGGCATTTCTAACCCTTGTTTAAGAAAACTATGTATAGCATCGTAGGCCGCGGGACATTTTCTTTTCTTAACGTGTAAATCCCATCTGTCTTCTAAACTCGTCGTCGTCTTTCCTATGTATAACTTCCCATTGGGGAACACTATGAAATAAATAGCGTGTGGTAGTATATGTCCATCATTGTATTTTTTAGACATAAAATAAATATCTAAAAACGATTCTATGTTTATTTTTATACTTACCTAGACGATATGTCAATTAATGACAAACTATTTAACCGAACAACGGTTTTTGGTAAATATTTGGATCAATCGAACTCATGCTCCAGGGCCCCACGTCAGCCTTGGGAATAATGGGGTCAGCGCGGAGATCGTAGTTCGCGTTCTTCAGAGAGCTGCCCTGGGTGTTGACACCGATCCACTGAGTGGCGGTGAGGAAGTTTTGTGCTTGTAGGTTCTTGGGTGCGAATTGCGCGAAATCTGCTGCCTCTGGGCTAGGCTTGGGTAGCAGCTGGGAAGAGGGTGTCAGCAGGGGCATCATTGGTTGCTGAACCTTGGGGACGGATGACTCCATATCGGCGGAGTCGTCATATGGCTCGTCTTCAGCATCTTCGATGTCATCACCTTCTTGGACGTATACATCATCATCTTCACCATCGTACATATCGTCGGTTTCGCCAGTGTAGATGTCGTCATCTTCGGCATCTGTTTCGGGGTAGTAGATGTCATCATCTTCAGCGTCGTATTCATCACCTTCGGCGCTGTTCATATATTTTTCGTAAGGGTTTTGAATTTTAAGAGGGCTCACTTTGGTTTTATTCATACTTTCCCACAACTTGTAAACAAGGAAAAGCACGGCTAGAATTGCCACTACTTTGACGATCATGTGCATATCCATCCTAGTTATTATTATATTATAGAAATAATATTATTTTATTCAAAAAAAACGAAAAACTTAACAAAATTACACAAATGTAAGAAAATGATGAAAACATTATTATATGACTATTATAATGGGTATCATACAGTATATGATGAATATACCATTGACACTTTCGGTATCGTTCGTGATATGAGTGGCTTTGTTAAACCTCCTTACGCTGATAACGAAGGATATCAACGTGTATATATAAGAAAAAACGGAAAAACATATAGTTTATATGTTCACAGAGCGGTTGCTTCATCGTTTATTGGGAAACCTCCTACCCGTAAGCACACCGCGGACCATTATAACGGTATTCGTAATGATAACTGTATTGATAATATTCGTTGGGCTACTCCTAAAGAACAAGCCCAAAATAGAACTATGCCTTGTACAAACAAATCCGCAATCATTGTCGTGAAAGACGGAATAGAGAAAACCGTAAAAGAGTGGGTGAAGCATCTCGAACATGAGAAAACTCCCTATGGAAATATGTATACAAACGGTGTTATAGCGGCATATGCTAAACGCAAACAACATGGGTTTTCATATAAAGTTTTCGACGATCTTCCGGGAGAGATATGGAAAGTCGTACCAGGGTCAACTATGGAAATTTCGAATAAATTACGTGTGAAACGAGTCACGAAATATACAACGAATGTGATTGATGTGACACAGTTGCATACTTCTAATGGGTATCCTATGGTATATGTAAATGGAAAACAACAAAGTTTACATACAATATGTTTTCAGTCATTCTTTCCAGACGAATACAAATCTATGTCCTCTAGAGAAATTATACGTCATAAGTATGACGATAAACTTGATTTTCGACCAGAAAATCTTTTGATTGGTACGAAATCTCAAAATATGAGCGATGCGCACGATAATGGTAAATTCAATGATACTAAAATCATGCGGAAAAAATGTGTGTCGTATATTGATGGTGTGGAAGAAAAAGAACACAACAGTCTACACGATGCCACTCATTATCTGCGAGAACACGGATATAATAAAGCGGCGCCAAGTAATATTAATACGGCGAATGGAACAAACAAAATACGGTATGGCCGTACATGGAAACTTGTTTATCCTTGACAATTACACAAAATCTCCCGAGAAATTCGTTCCACTTGTGCGTTTTTCTCTAGACGCATTTATCACACACTTAGGAATTTTGGTGGTTTGCACCTGAGTGAGAGTGAACATTGAGCCAAATTCTAGTTTACCAAAGCAAATACCGGTCAATTCAAGAATACAACGCACCCCGACGGGTGTTTTGAAGTTATTTTCTATGTAATTTCCTTCTTCATCAAAAGAAGTGAGCTCTTCAGAAACTTTGACCTTAAGATCGTATTCGTTCATAAACGATTTGAACCCCTCTGTTATAATCTCGTTTGTCAGTTCTGTTCTAAACCAAGAACTCTTATTGACAAATGCTGCATTTAGAATCGTCTGCTCAATTTCCTTCACAAACATAGCGAAACCCTTGGTGATTTTGAGAGTCACAGACCCACTAGTAACAGATTCTGACAACTTGAACACAGGTGTCTGAACGACTAGTGTTTTTTTGAAAGGAACGAAATACACCCCGCCTTGTTTCCTCATTTCTAAGAAGTTATCAGCCAGAGAAACGGGATTTGCATCAGTGAAATACAACACCTCATGATCGTCTTTTTCACAATCTTCGGTAAAGTTATCAGATGGTGAGATTGGCGTAGGTGCTGCCGTGGGTTCTGAAGTGGGTGAAATGTGTTCAGTTTCTACCGTGCCAGATACAATAATCTCGTCCTTATATTCGAGTGAATTTTCATCGTCAGATTCCTTTTCAATTTTTCCATCTGGTGAGGTTTCTCCAGGAAGTTGTTCATCACTATCAATATCCAAAGGTTCTTCGGGTTTAATCTCAGATTCTTCGGGTTTTTTTTCATATACTTCTTCAATATTATTTTCGTTTTCTTCTGGAGATTCTGACATTATAGAAATATTATCAATATCATTTTCCTCAATCATAGGAAGTTCTTCGGGTTTGTCATTGTTCATCTTGCCAAAATGAAGACTTAGCGGTCCGGGGCTCGGTTCGACCATTGTTAATTATAAATCTTAAAATCTTTAAGCTTATTTTACACAAACTTTAATATTTTATATATATAAAGGATGTCTGAGAAAAGTCCGTCAGCCCGGACAAGTAGGTCAAAAAGCCCTTCATTCAAAAGAAGCGTGGTGAAAAAACCACTAGGTATAAAACCGCTCCCTGCGAGACGTAGATTTGGAAAATCCCCCGTCACCAAAACACCGTCTAAAACAACAGATAAAGAAACAATACCTCAACCCAAAGATCATAGATTTGCACAGGGAGAAACCGTGATAGTTTATTTTGACGATAGGGCAAAAAAAATAATCGGTGTCTACCCTTGGAAATCGGGGAACCCGCCCTTGAGTAAAGTTTCTACATATGGTAAGATTATCCAGGCTTCGTCTTCGCAAGCGACCGTCGCGTTCCAGAGGCCGAGTGGTTCATTTAGCGCAAGATTAAAGGGAACTACACCAATGTCTGTAAACGGCGGAGTCCCCTTATTCGCCTTGTTAAATGCAAATTTCGTTCCAACGGAAGTCGAGCGGTTTCAAACAAAATCTACGGCTGGTGTAGGAGATTATATAAAGGTGTATTTTGACCCTATTTCAGGAGAAGCTGTAGAGGGACCCACTATGTATTCAGTTCAAGGGAAGATAGTGAAACCAGGTATAGTAGAAGCTCCTAAACCCGAAATAAAAACTGTAGTCGTCAGAGGAAATTTACCGGTAGGAAAGCGTGTTGAACTATTCGTAGATAATGGTAAAACATCCTTAAAAAGAATGAGCGAAGCTTCGGTCAGGGTCCCGGGTACCGTTCTGTCTTCCAAAGACGGTGTATCTACGCTGAGCTATATGATGCCAATGAAAACGTCGGGTCAATACGTCCAGCGTTACTCATCCACTGATGTGACTGGTAAACTTGTAACAGACCCTCGATTTGTGAGGAGACTTTCCCCAGAGGAACAGAGACAGATAGCCATGTATAAACCCCCTACACCCCCCTTGTGCGTCGCGGAAACTTTTAATCCGAGAGCGAGTAACAATTGCTTCGTCAAAGGTATGGAAGAACGACTCAAACCGATCATACAGCTCAAAAGCAAGTTCAAAGGAACTGCGGGGTCTGGGAATGGAAATCCCTTCTGCGACTTGAGCAATCCAAAAATACAGGCACACCAGATGGCAGTATACGAATACGCACGTATCCTTGCCAGCAGATCTCCTAAAGAAATTGGAGGCATCCGTGGCATGCTGTGCTATCATAGCGTCGGATCTGGAAAATGTCTTCATCCAGAAACAGATGTCCTTACGTTTTCAGGTCGTATCATCAAAGCTAAAGAATTGCGCCCCGGCATGCAGTTAATGGGTCCTGATTCGACACCACGACGTGTACTTGATGTAGGAAGAGGAAGGGAGATGATGTACGAAATCGTGCCCATAAAAGGGAATCCATGGAAATGTAACGAAACTCACGTTCTGAGCTTGATATACAATGATCAGGGGAGAATACAGAAAACAAAATATAATACATATTTTGTAAAGTATCACGAATATACATCTGACGGCCGTGGTGTATTTAAACATCCCACTGTAAAAACATTTAAAGAAGCGCAAGATATAGTTTCAAATTTGAAACCAAATCATATCGTAGATATCCCTCTGAACGAATATCTTAATCTCCCGAAACATGTTAAAGATGCTTTGAAGATGTTTAGATCTGGACCGATAACATTCCCACAAAAACCAGACCCAAAGATGCACCCTTACCTTCTAGGAGTTTGGTTAGGTGATGGTACATCCGCTTCTGCAGAAATAACAATAGATTCTAAAGAAGAACCAATATTGAAACGTATATCAAACATATTACGACCAATTGGAATGGTAGCTAGTAAAAGAGTGAGCGAAAGGTCGCATACGAGGACAGATTATTACAGAATTCAATATCCTGATAATAATTCAAGGAAGGGTAAATCAAATCCCTTCTGGGACGCCCTTAAGTCATACGACCTCGTAAATAACAAACATATACCAGATGATATAAAATGTGGTTCTTTGAACGTAAGATTACAGGTATTGGCGGGTCTTCTTGATACCGATGGGTATCTGGGAGATAATTGTTTTGAAATAACACAGAAGAGTAAAAGACTCGCAGAAGACATAGAATTTGTAGCAAGGTCCTTGGGGTATGCAGCGTACCTTAAAATGGTTAAAAAATCGTGTACATACAAAGGAGAGAAGAAATGTGGTACGTATTACAAAGTGAGTATAAGCGGAGAAGGCCTTGAGAAAATACCAACTGTTCTTGAGCGCAAGTGTGCAAAGCCAAGACAACAAGCGAAGGATGCGAGAAGGACGGGGTTTACAGTACGTAAACTGACTGTTGGTGATTATATAGGACCTGTCCTAGATAAAGACCACAGGTATTTACTCGGTGATTTTACAGTCACTCATAACACGGCGACTTCGATGGGTATCGCCCTTGCCTTTTGGAACACGAAGCGCAACATCGTTCTTGCAACGACCCCTGAGAACAATAATGATAACAATGCAAGTGTATACGCGGAAAATTTGTTCAAGTTCTACCCCGAACAAGTAAAGATGGTGTTCAAGGATAGACCTCTCCCCGAATTCACGAGACCGCCCTTCAACCGCCAGGTATCCGCTTTTGGAAAAACCATGTCGGCAGGAGATGCCCTCAAGGCGTGGTGCTCGGATAAGAAAAACATAACCCCCGTGTCTAACAGGATAAAGACATTCAGCTTCACGACTCTTGCGTCTGCCCTTGGGTTTCAAGGAGCAGGGGCTGTAGGCAGAGGCGCGCCAGACGGTGAACAGCTTTTAATGGGTAAACACGGTAGAATACACCCTGCTTCTAAAAAAGGCGATAGCAAAGCAATAGGCAGTGTGCTTATAATGGACGAAGTGCAATCTCTTTTCAAACCGAGTGGAAACAGCCAGGATTACATCAAAGCGGCAAATTGGTTACGCACCGAACTCACGCAGGCAAAATACAAAAGATATATGTATGTCTTCGCCCTTACTGGAACACCGGGTGGTAGTGTAAAGGATATTCTTTCCGTGGTTAACTTTGTTAGACCACTTAACGTACCCAGGATTAAACCACAGGATCTGAATAAACACCCAGACTGGCTCAAAGGGTACATAAGCTACGTCGAACTGCGTGGAGATACGACTGTTTACGGGAAGAAAAATGTTCGGAACATCTTTTCTGAAATGGACCCAAAGTATTATGCTGGTTTCTTAAAATCCGTGAAAACCCTCACGGAAAAGGACCTGAATGCTGAGAAACGCCCTGGTTTCATGAAGAAAGCAATCGGCGCTGGAGACGCATTAACCACAAAAGAAGCCATCAAGGGGGTTTATACGCCAGAAGAAATAGAAAGACTCATGAGGCGAGACATGACTGGAGGGGTTCCAGCTGCTGTAAAATTCGGAACTAAGTTGAGCATATTATCACCGAAACTACGAGATGTGATAAATAGAGTTCTCTCCGCGAACGGGAAACAATACATATACGTTATAAACCCAGCAACCGCGTTTACCCTTATGGCAATGTTCGACACGATCGGGTTCTCTGCGGTTCATCCTAAGAATCCTGCGGCAAGTATGTCATCTACGGGAAAGAGATACGTTTTTTACAAGACGGGAAGTTACACATACAAAGGTAAGAAGTTCGAAGTAGAAAAGAAAGAATTAAATGGTATAAAGAAAGCTCTAGCATCTCCCGCGAACATCAACGGGGACTATATAAAAATACTTATAGCAACCGGTACGTTCTACCAGGGGCTTGACACACCGGGGCTAACAGGAGTCCATATAGTAGACCCGTTACATGACACGTCAGCAGATATTCAAGCGGTGGGTCGTGCCCTGCGCATGTGTGGTCATAGATTATCAAAATCAAAGGAGGCGAATGTATATAGATACTTTTCCACGGTGCCGCGGACATTCGCACACGACGGTATTGCCAAAAAATCACTCCCCGAACTCGAGCGTCTTGCGAAAAAGATACTCTCGTTGAACTTATCCGCGGATATGTCTTCTGTCAACGGACCTCCTGGTAAGTTACCCCCTGGTGTCAATAGTTATGTATTCGCAGATGCCGTTCGTAGAGGAACGCCGGTCGTGCAAACGGAAAACCTCTTGAAGGCGATGGCGGTAGATTGTCAAGTATTCAAAAGTGTTTTCCATTCGAATCAGAATTTCCAGTGTGGTAAACCAGTGTTCGTAAACGTCGAATCTTCAAAGTCCCCAAGAACACCCGCGAAAAGAACAAAGTCAGGTTTAATAGAACTAAGTCCTCTTACAAAAGTTAGGTCAGGGTCGAAATCTGCTTCAGGATCTAGAAGAAGTTCGAGGACAAGTTCGAGGTCTGGGGCGAAATTAAAACAACTTCCAAGATATTCTCCCGGGGGAAAAGGAAGGTATGGAACGGCACCACAAGCATCTCCCGTAACAAAAGACGGGAGAAGAGTTCAAAGCGCACCAGGGAGACATGACACTCGTACACATGTGTCAAGTTCGAGAAAAACAACATCATCAGGAAGCCCGAGGGGTGTCGTGGCATTCTCAGGAAGTTCGCGGGGTAGTGTACCAACATCAAGCAGCTCAATAAGTGCGTCGTCAGGAAGTTCAAGAGGCATGTCGTCAGGAAGTTCAAGAGGCATGTCGTCAGGAAGTTCTGGAAGAACGGGAAGTTCAAGTAGTGAGAAGACACTGACATACAGATCGCCCGTGTATTCGTCAAATAGAACTTCGGGGTCAACCCGGTCATCTTCTAGACGTTCAAGAAGTAGTTAATAATATTTTCAAAATAACAAGTAGAAAACTACAAGTAGTTGTTTATTTTTTTTATTTTCTGAAAATTAGTTTTCTAAAAAAATTTTATATGTAACCGTGATTTCCTATGTACGTAGAAACTCGCTGAAGTTATCTGTCATCGGGACCCGCTAAAATCGAAAATTTGTATATCAGTCTCTGTGTCATAATTGGTCTCTGTATCATATTCAGAATTATAGTCGGTATCTGTATCATATTCAGAATCCACATCGGTATTTTCTTGGTCGACGATGAAATCGTAGATATCATCTGGTAACAAATCAGAGTCGTCTTCCATCATAATATCGTTATAATATCCAAACAGATCGAACACGAGTTTTTTAGATTTGACGATAATCACCGAGTCTATTTGATCACCATCGACTTCGTCTTCTAAATAATAGCTGACATCATCGTAGCCGAATATCTTGGTGGCGACTCGTGCCAGTACATCATTCAAGAAATTTTTTC